TGGGTATACATCGGTTACAAAGACAAAGATATTGCAAGAACTCTTATGGAACTTATATATCTTGCATTGTCATGTAGAGCTGTTATTAATTGGTTATTATGAGAAAAATTTGGACTTTATTAAGTAAATTTGCTACTAAGTTATCCAACTTATGTTGGAAAAAACTATATGCTAGACGCACACACCGTTAACGAAATCAGAAAAGAAATCAAGAAACTCATAGAGGCGAAAAGAGACCATATCGTGCACAGTGTTGACACTGTTGAGAAACTTCAATATTCTAGAGGCCAACTCAGTTCATTAGAAGAACTGCTTCAGGTGATTCAATACCTGCTGAAAAAAGAGGATATAGAAGATGACGACCTTGGTAAAACCGGATGGGTCAGCGATAGCGACAAAGCTTAAAAGTCAAGAAGCAGACATTCCTACCGACCCTAAAGACATTTCAAAAATGTTAGATAAAATTCCAGATCCGACAGGATGGAGAATTTTAGTACGTCCATACATACCACCTAAAAAAACAAAAGGTGGAATTTATATGTCAGACGAATCACAAGAGAGAGTTGCACTTGCAACCGTTTGTGCTCTTGTCATTAAATGCGGACCCCTTTGTTACAAAGATGAAAGTAAATTTCCAGATGGCGCTTGGTGTAAAGAAGGCGACTGGGTGATCTTTGGACGATATGCAGGTTCAAGATTCAAAACTGAACTTGGAGAAGTTCGTATTTTAAACGATGATGAGATTATCGGCACGGTCAGTGATCCAGAAAATATCATTCACAATTACTAGGAGGAAAAATGGTAGAACAAGCTACAGCAACCAATAACGATGTTGAACTTGATACAGATGATGCACAAGAAACAAACATCAATTTAGAAAATACTGAAAGTGAAAAGCACGCTTCAGAAATAAAAAAAGAAGATGTGGACTTAGGTTACACAGATCTTTCTACTTTCAAAAAAGAGAAAGCAGAAACAAAAGATACACCAGATGCCATTCAACAACAGGCAACTGAAGAAGAAAAAGAAGAACCTAAAGCAGATCTTAATAAAGTTTCTGATAATGCTCAGAAAAGAATTAAGGAATTAACTTTTAAATACAGAGAAGCTGAAAGAAGAGAAAAAGCAGCTTTAGAGTATGCAAAAGGTTTACAGAAAAAATACTCTGATGTCTCTGAAAAGTATGAAACTAGTGATACTGAATATTTAAAACAGTATGATGCTAGAATTGATGCTGAAAGAGACAAAGTAAAACGACAGCTTAAAGAAGCACTGGATATGCAAGACAGTGACAAAGTTATGGAAGCAAATGATTCTTTAACGAGATTAGCTGTTGAAAAAGAAAAGGTAAGAATTTCTTTATCCGAAAAGGAGAGAAGGAAAAAGGAAGCTGAAACTGCACTTAAACACGAGGGTACAGTACAGGCTCCGACTCAAGAGCAACCAGTTCAAATTAGTCAAAAGGCACAGTCCTGGGCTAAAAATAATGACTGGTTTGGCACTGATAGGGTCATGACTTCTGCAGCAATGGGCTTACATGATGAACTTGTAAGTCAAGGTATTGAAGTAGAGAGTGATGAATACTATAATGAAATTGATAAACGTATGCAGGAATATTTTCCTCATAAGTTTACCAATGCTACAGATACATCTGAAGAGCAATCTTCAGAAACTGGCAACAGAAAACCCGTCCAAAATGTTGCAGGTGTATCTAGGAAGCAAGCTGGACGCAGATCTGTGAAACTCACCAAATCACAGGTAGCTATTGCTAAAAAATTAGGGGTGCCACTAGAGGAATACGCTAAATTCGTGAAGGAGGAAAGATAATGGAAAAAATAGATAAGTCTTCACGCCAGTCCAATTCTAGAGAGACGACTACTAGAAAAAAAAGTTGGACTTTACCATCCAGTTTGGATGCTCCCCCTGCACCAGATGGTTTTGTTCATAGATGGATCAGAACCGAAGTAGCTGGTTTCGAGGATACGGGAAATGTATCTAAGAAATTAAGAGAGGGTTATGAATTTGTACGAGCTGATGAATATTCAGATATCGATGCAATGAAATATCCTGTCATAGCTAAAGGAACATATCAGGGATGTATCGGGATTGGAGGCCTTGTGCTGGCAAGGATACCAACAGAAATTATTGAACAGCGTAATGAGTATTTTTCAAGCATTACTCAAGATCAAATCAACGCTGTAGACAATGATTTAATGAAGGAACAGCACCCAGGAATGCCTATCAATATTGATAGACAATCCAGAGTGACCTTTGGTGGTGGACGTAAGCGTTAATTTTTTAACATTACCTACCAACTAAGGCGGCTTTAAACTAAATAAAAACAAGGAGTAAAAAACACTATGGCAAACGTAAGTGAAAAGTTTGGTCTAAGACCATACAGAAAACTAGACGGTACACCATTAGTTGGCGCTCAGAACAGATACACTATCTCTGCAAACAACTCTGTTGCTATTTATCAAGGTGACTTAGTTGTACCAGAAGCTGATGGAGACATCAGCAGACACGTTGCAGGAACTAGTGCCGCTGTAATCGGAGTGTTCAATGGATGTTTTTATACAGATCCTACTACGCAAAAGCCGACTTATTCTAACTACTACCCTGGTTCAGTGAACGCAAGTGACATTACTGCATTTGTTGTTGACGATCCAGACGCAGTGTTCTTAATGGACGTGAATAATACTTTTGCAAGATCAGATCTGTTTACTAACTATTCAGTAACTGATGCAACCGGTAACACAATAACAGGTATTTCAGAAGTGCAGCTTAACAAAGCTTCAACTGGAACTGACTCTACATTCGTTGTACAAGCGATTGATATTTCTCAGGACCCAGATAATTCTGATACTGGTTCGTCTAATGCGAACATACTTGTTAGAATCAACAACCACTTCTTTAGAAGCGGTACAGGCATATAATAGGAGAATAAAATTATGGCTATAAGTAGATCACAACTAGTTAAAGAACTAGAGCCAGGTTTAAATGCACTATTTGGCCTGGAATACGATCGTTACGAAAACGAGCATGCAGAAATATTTGCAACTGAAACTTCTGATCGAGCATTCGAAGAAGAAGTGATGTTAGCAGGTTTCGCTGCAGCTCCAGTAAAACAAGAAGGTGCGGGAGTTGTGTTTGATCAAGCAAATGAAACTTTCACTGCTAGATACTCTCACGAGACTATCGCATTAGCTTTCTCAATTACTGAAGAAGCGATCGAAGATAACCTGTATGACAGACTTGCTGCAAGATATACAAAAGCTTTAGCAAGATCTATGTCACACACTAAACAAGTTAAAGCAGCTGCTGTGTTAAACAAAGCACAGTTTACAGCGGTAACTGGTGGAGATGGTGTTCCATTAATTGCGAACAATCACCCATTAGCAACTGGCGGTACGTTCTCAAACGTATTAGCAACTGCTGCTGACTTAAACGAAACATCTTTAGAGCAATCATTGATTGACATCGCAGGTTTCGTTGATGAAAGAGGCTTAAAAATAGCTCTTTCTGGCAGAAAAATGATAATTCCAAAAGAATTACAATTTACTGCAGAGAGAATTATGAAATCTCCTCTAAGATCAGGAACTGCGGATAACGATATCAATGCTTTAAGATCTATGAGCATGGTTCCAGAAGGATACAGAGTAAATCACTTCTTAACAGATACTGATTCATTCTTCCTTCTAACTGATGCACCTAACGGTCTTAAACATTTCGTTAGAAGTCCAATCAAAACTGCTATGGAAGGTGACTTCGATACAGGTAACGTAAGATTTAAAGCTAGAGAAAGATACTCTTTCGGTTTCTCAGACCCAAGAGCAATCTTTGGTAACGGAAACTTACCAACTAGTTAATCTTAGTTAACGGATTGAAAAGGGCGGTCTTTATGGCCGCCCTTTTTTTATGTATAATAGAGACACTGAATATAAATCTTTGATGCAGACTGAATTCAGCAGACGGCCTTAAGACTGTATCAATTTAAATAAGGAGAATAATTATGGCAAATACTACTTTTTCGGGTCCAGTCCGATCAGAAAATGGTTTCATTGATGTAACTAAAAACTCATCAACTGGAGCTTTAACAACTAACTTTACATTAGGTAGCTCAGGATTACTTGCAACACCAGTTGCATTAGCTGATGCTAACACTACTTTATCAGCAACTGTGCATGGTGGAAGAACTTTAGTAATTCCAAATCTTGCAGCTGAAAAAACTTACACATTACCTTCACCAGCAGCAGGTTTATATTTTAAATTTGTATATGGTGGCGCTGCAGCAGACGTTCAAAACGCAGTTATCTCAACTGGTTCTGACACTAACTTTTATATCGGTGGTGTATCTCACTTAGATACAAATGCTGATAACGTTGCAGTATATGCAAATGGTAGCTCAAACTCTAAATTAACTCTTACTCAACAAGGTGTTATGGAAATTAACATTCTTGCGAAAGATGCTACTAATTGGTACATCTGGGGTTATATGACTGGAGCAGCAGCACCAACATTTGCTGATCAGTAATAAATAATTAGTGGCTCCTTCGGGAGCCACAAACTAAGGAGTTAAAATGAGTTACAAAAGCGACATACAAGCTACAAGATCAAATGCAGCAGCAGGCGCTACTGCAATTATTGCTCAGCCTGTACGTGTTAGAGCAATATCTGTAGCATCAAGTGGTGGTGGAGACGGTTTTTTAGAATTAACCACGACTTCTAATGCTGGAACTACTTTACTTGCTGTGGATGTATCAAATGGTGATGTTATTAATATGAATTTACCTGAAGACGGAATTTTATTTCCTGCAGGTGTATTTTGTAAAACAAAAACAAACATTACTGCTTACACGTTGTTCACTGATGTGTATGATGCACCGAAGCTAACAGGTCAAAATGGCTAAGTTAGGTTGTCAACTAAAAGGGACTAGTAAAATAGTCAAGAAAAGTTTTGGAGGCGTTGCAGCTATAGCTGAAAAAATGGCTACGGCTGTACCTGCCTCTCAATATACAACTGGTGTCAAACCTCTTGGTGGTGATAATCAACAAAAGAAAAAACAAGAAGAACAAAGACCACAAAAGATGAAACGTGGTGGAGACGTACAACCTCCTAAAACAAAAAAATATTTTAGATCAACTAAATCTGGCGCTGGCATGACTAAAGCTGGTGTTGAAAGATATAGACGTGAAAACCCAGGATCTAAGTTAAAAACTGCAGTCACTGGAAAAGTAAAACCGGGATCTAAAGCTGCGAAAAGAAGAAAATCTTTTTGTGCGAGATCAGCAGGACAAATGAAACAGTTTCCGAAAGCTGCAAAAGATCCTAATTCAAGATTAAGACAAGCGAGAAGAAGATGGAAATGCTAAATGGCTTATTTAAACGCAAACATACCGCCTATCTATTGCAAGATAAGGAGAGAATATCTTTATGATCTTAAAGAACATCATGGAGAAGAGCAAGAATGCGTTATCTATGGCATGGCAAGTATGTCAGGACGTGCCTGTTTATTTCACATCATGCTCCCGAATGGTGCGTGCTACTGGCGCTTGCCTATCTCAGCTTTTTTCCAAAAACATTTACAAAGAACCGAAGTGCCCGATATGTCGGTTGACGAGTTACAATTGTGGGATTGTTTTAGTTATTATCCTAGTGTTCATAGCTTTGATTTTTTAGATGGATGCCGTGGTAAATATCTTGGTAAAGATAAAAAATTTTATCATGGAGAATATTTATTTACCATTGATTGGGCTCATCCAGAAAATAATATTCTTAACACGGAACATTGTGAAATACCTCAAGAACATAAGTGTGGTCATGTACTCGCACTTGATAACGGGAATTTTGCTGTTCAGCCTAATAATCGTATTTTGTGGCATGCTAGTAATTATACTACTGAAAACGATTGGCCTGACTATACTGTTCAAAACACAGAGTGGTCAGTAGAGAATAAAGATTGGGTTACAGAAGATTCTGATAAAATGTTTTATGATATAGAAGAAAGTAAAGAAAAAGAGTATAATCATTGTACAGTTAAAGATGATAACCATGATTGGGGAGGAGACTAATTATGAATAATAAAGATTTAAAAGCACCAGCTTCTGCTGTTACAAAAGAAAAGAATCTAAAATCACAACTTAAAAAGATGTTTTTAGAAAGAACTAGCAGACCTAGAGCAAAAGAAAATATCATTAATCCTGATTTAAAAGGGATCTAATGAAAGTCAGCGATAATACAAACGTGGCTTTGCCACTTAGGAATTTATTGTCTATTATTGGCGCAGTTGCTGTTGGTGTATGGTTTGCATTTGGTGTTATTGAAAGACTTAATAATTTAGAAACACAGAATAAATTATTTTCACAAGATTTATTAGAAGCTTCTGTTCAAAAACCCATAGACCAGGAACAATTCATGTTGTTAGAATTTCAAGCAAAACAAATTGAAAAGATTCAAAAAATACTAGAAGAAAATTTACATACTAATGTTATGCTTGAACAACACACTAAAGAATTAGAAAAAATTAA